ACCGCCGATGATTTACAAAGAATAGCTGCGGCTTGGGTAGCAAAAGACATTGAAAATAACAGAAAAGCTATGAAAGATTTGTTAGGCAAATTTGGAGTTAAGGCTATAACTGTTCTACCTCAAGAAAGTTATGGAGCTTTTGTTCAAGAACTTAAAAATTTAGGAGTTGATATTTAATGGCACATGCCCTATTAGGACCTTCTAGTGCATCAAGGTGGATGGCTTGTCCACCTTCTGTAAGACTCTGTGAACAATTTGAAGATGTAGAGAGTGAATATGCAAAAGAAGGAAGCCTAGCACATGAGATAGCAGAGTTAAAAGTGAAAAAGTTAATAGATCCTGGTTTAACTTCTAGGAAATTTACTTCAGCTATGAAGAAGTTAAAAGAAAAAGAGTTGTACCAGGAAGAAATGCAAGGTTACACAGATGAGTATGTAGAGTTTATACAAGAACAGATGTACAGTTACGAAACTACTCCCTATATCTCTGTTGAACAAAAAGTAGATTTCTCACAATATGTTCCTGGTGGATTTGGTACAGCTGACTGTATTCTAATCTCTAATGATACCTTACATGTTATAGATTTTAAATATGGAAAAGGTGTTCCTGTAAGTGTTGAAAATAATGCTCAGTTACTTCTGTATGCATTAGGAGCATATCTCGCTTATGAAATGATATTCCCTATAGAGCACATTAAAATGTCAATCGTACAGCCAAGATTAACAGGCATAGACACTTGGGAATGTAGTCTCGATTATTTACTAACCTTTGCTAAGAAAGCTCAAGAAAAGGCTGTAATGGCTTTAAATGGCGAGGGTGATTTTGAGTGTGGAGAACACTGTAAATTTTGTAAAGCTAAAGCTACCTGTAAAGAGAGAGCTAATGCTAATTTAGAACTTGCGAAATATGATTTTAAAGCTGCAGACCAATTATCTTTAGAAGAAATTGGAGAAATTCTGCAGAAGGCTCAAGACTTAGCTAAATGGGCAGAAGATTTAAAAGAGTATGCATTAGCAGAAAGTTTAAAAGGAAATAATGTTCCTGGTTGGAAGGCTGTTAATGGTAGAGGTAGTAGAAGTTTTAAAAACACAGATGATGCTATAAAAGTACTTAAAGAAAATGGGATCGCAGAAGAACTGCTGTATGAAAGAAAGTACTTAACATTAGCTCAGATGGAAAAAGTAATAGGTAAAAAAGATTTTAATAATCTAGTTGGAACTTTAATAGTTATGAATGTAGGGAAGCCAACTCTTGTAGATGCATCTGATAAAAGAGAAGCTATAACAAACAAGATAAAGGCAGAAGATGAATTTAGTGTAGTTGATGATATTAATAATTTATAAAAGGAGAAGTGATATTTATGGCAAATGATACTAGAGTAATGACAGGGAAAGTAAGATTAAGTTATGTGCATTTATTTAAACCTTATGCAGCAGAAAAAGGGCAAGAAGAAAAGTACAGTTGTACAATTCTAGTTCCAAAAACTGATGTACAAACTAAGATGAAACTTGATGCCGCAATAAATGCTGCGATAGAAAAAGGAATTAGCAGTGTGTGGAATGGAGTTAAACCTCCAAAACCAACTATCCCTATATATGATGGAGATGGAGTAAGACCTTCTGATGGTCAAGAGTTTGGGCCCGAATGTAAAGGGCATTGGGTGTTTACAGCAAGTGCAAAAATTGATTATCAACCAGGAATAGTTGATGTAAGAGCTCAGCCAATTCTTAATCAATCAGAAGTTTATTCAGGAATTTATGCGAGAGTATCAGTGAACTTTTTCCCTTATGCAGTAAGTGGTAAAAAAGGAATAGGTTGTGGTCTAGGTAACGTGCAAAAGTTAATGGATGGAGAACCTTTATCAGCTGTAGGAATTAAAGCAGAAAATGAATTTGATGAGGTTGAAATAGATCCAGTTACTGGAGAACCATTATTATAGAAAAAACTTATAAGAAGGGCAGTTTTAATACTGCCTTTCAATTTCAAAAAAGGAGCGATTATGAGAACTTTAAATATAGATATAGAAACATTTAGCTCTGTAGACATAGGAAAATCAGGTGCTTATAAGTATGCAATGAGTGATGATTTTCAGATACTTCTATTCGCTTATTCTATTGATGGCCAAGATGTAAAAATAATAGACCTTGCACAAGGTGAATCTATTCCTGAAGAAGTATTAGCTCTTTTAAAAGATGAAACTTGTATTAAGTATGCTTATAATGCTGTGTTTGAGTGGTGGTGTTTGAATATGGCTGGAATAGAAACTCCTTTAGAACAATGGCAATGTACTATGGTTCACGGTCTTTATTGTGGATATACTGCAGGTCTTGCTGCAATAGGTAATGCAATGGGTTTACCACAAGATAAGAAAAAATTAACTACTGGTAGTGCTTTAATAAGATACTTCTGTATACCTTGTAATCCTACTAAAAGTAATGGGAACAGAACTAGAAACTTGCCTCAACATGCTCCAGAAAAATGGGAGCTATTTAAAGAATACTGTATACAAGACGTAGTTACTGAAATGGAGATAGGTAGAAGATTAAGTGCTTTTCCTGTTCCTGAAAGAGAGTGGAAGCTTTGGGTGTTAGATACATTCATGAATGCATACGGAGTAAGAGTTGATAGTGAGTTAGTCAATGGTGCTCTGTATATAGACGCATTATCCAGGGCTAATTTACTAGAAGAAGCAAGAGATATAACTAAACTAGATAATCCTAACTCTGCTAAGCAACTATTAGAGTGGTTAGAAGAAGCAGGAGAAGAAGTTGAGAATTTACAAAAAGCTACGGTAGGAAAAATGATAGATACTCTAGATGATGGAAAAGCTAAAAGAGTTTTAGAGATAAGACAAGAACTTTCTAAGACATCTGTTAAGAAGTATAAAGCTATGGACGAAGCCATGTGCAAAGATGAGAGAGTAAGAGGACTATTGCAGTTCTATGGAGCCAACAGGACTGGGAGATATGCTGGAAGATTAGTTCAAGTACAGAACCTACCTCGTAACTATATAGAAACTTTAGATGTAGCTAGAGATGTTATTAAAAAAGGTGATGGTGAACTTTTAGAAATGCTTTATGGAAATATACCTGATACCTTATCTCAGTTAATAAGAACAGCATTTATCCCTTCTGAAGGTAATCACTTTGTGGTATCAGACTTCTCGGCAATAGAGGCAAGAGTCATAGCTTGGCTTGCTGGAGAAGAGTGGAGAATGGAAGTATTCAAAACTCATGGAAAAATCTATGAAGCCTCTGCATCTCAAATGTTTGGAGTGCCAATAAACACCATAGCAAAAGGTGAAGAAAACTATCATCTTAGAGCTAAAGGAAAAGTTGCCGAACTTGCTCTGGGATATCAAGGTAGTGTTGGAGCCTTAACTGCTATGGGTGCAGCTGATATGGGACTGACTGATGAAGAAATGAAAGACATTGTAGACAGATGGAGAAAATCATCAAAAAGAATTGTGGAGTTGTGGTATGCATTAGAGAATGCTGCAGTTGAAGTTTTAGAAACTGGAGAACCGCAGATAGTTAAATGTGTAAAGTTAGCTAAAGAGTACGATTTTATTTATGGCCAAGACTTTTTCACAATAGAATTACCAAGTGGCAGAAAACTTTTCTATCCAAAGCCATTCTTAAAAGAAAATCAATTTGGCCAAATGCAGATGCATTACATGGGTATTAATCAAACATCTAAGAAGTGGGAAGTTATCCCAACTTATGGTGGAAAATTAACGGAAAATATTGTACAAGCTATAGCAAGAGACTGCTTAGCTGAAACTTTGTTAAGAGTAAAAGCTAAAGGTTGGCCAATAGTATTTCATGTTCATGATGAGGTAATTCTGGACGTTCCAAAGTCTGTGGAATTAGAGGAAGTTATAAAAACTATGACTGAAGAAATAAGTTGGGCTAAAGGATTAATATTAAATGCTGCTGGATTTACTGGTAGTTATTATATGAAAGATTAGGAGGAAATTATGCATATAGGAAGAAAAATTAAAAAATTTAGAGATGAAAATAAAATATCACAAACAGAATTTGCTGAAAAAATAGGTGTTACTCAAGGCTTTCTATCATACGTAGAAAATGGGAGACTTAATATAGAAAGTCCTTCTCTTGAAAAGAAAATACTAATTGCTATCGGTGAAGCTCCAGGTGAAGATTTAAAAAAGGATTTTGAAAAGAATGTAGAGCTTGCTAGTGATAATGTTCACTCACCAAAGCATTACATGATACCAGGTTGTAATTTTGAAAGCATTGATATTATTAGACAAAGATTAGGAGATGTAGGATTCATGTTCTTTTTAGAAGGAAATGTATCCAAATACTTAATCAGAGCAGAAAAGAAAAATGGTAAAGAAGATTATGAAAAAGCCAAGAAATATTTAAGCTGGTTAGTTGATATGCAAAAAGTAATTCCACATGAATTGGCTTTTAATTCAAAAGAAAAAATTGCTGAAAGTTGTGGTACTGATTGGCTTAATATTATAAGTGGAATATCTACAGATATGAAAACAAAAAAAGCTTTGATTTTAAATGAAGTTTTTAATCAACTATACTCAGCTAACTATGGAAAAGCTTCAGAGTTAATTGATGCATTACTGAAAGAATAAAAGGAGATAACAGATGGAGAACTCGAGAAAATTAATAATATCTGAAGCAAATAACAGACACTCTAAGCAATGGGTAACAACTGAAATTACCTGGTCTGAATTTGTAGAAAGATTAGGAAAACCTAAAATAACTGCTGAAACACTAGATGAGTTCTTATCTTATTCTAAAGCTAAGCAAGATGATATTAAGGATGTTGGTGGATTTGTTGGTGGAAAATTAAAAGGTAATCTTAGAAGAAGTGAAGCTGTCGAAAGCAGGAGTTTAATTACTCTTGACTTAGATAATCTAGCTTATGAAGATGACACTAAGATTATAAAAACTCTTAATAGTTTAGGGTGTGCTTATGCGGTGTACAGCACTCGTAAGCACCAAACTACTAAACCTAGGATTAGAGTTATTTTGCCCTTAGCTGAGGACGTGTCTGCTGATGAGTATGAACCGATAGCAAGGAAGGTAGCAGAGTCTATAGGATTACGTTATTGTGATCCTACTACCTTTCAAGCTGTTAGGTTAATGTACTGGCCTAGCCATTCTACTGATAGTGATTATGTTTTTACTTATGCTGACAAGCCTATGTTAGATGGTAAGGCAGTTCTTAATATGTATGCTGATTGGAGAGATGTAACAACATGGCCAGAAGTTCCTGATGCTCAAAAGCATCATTTGTCTTTGCTGAAGCAACAAGAAAACCCTTTAGAAAAAGAGGGAATGGTAGGGGCATTCTGTAGAAGGTTCAACATTTACCAAGCAATAGATGAGTTTTTACCTGGAGTATATGAACCCTGTGATATATCTGATAGATTAACCTTTGTGGGTGGAAGTACTACTGCTGGAGCTATTGTGTATCAAGATGGACTTTTCTTATACTCACATCATGCCACTGACCCTTGTAGTCAAAAATTAGTAAATGCTTTTGACTTAGTAAGATTACATAAATTCGGACATTTAGATATACAGGCAGATATTAAAACTCCTGTGGCCAAACTACCTTCTTGGCTGGCTATGAAAGAATGGGTATTCACTAAGACTCCAGTCAATTCAGATTTACTTAAAGAGAGAAGGCAAAAAGCAATATCTGAATTCTCTGTCTCTAATAATCCTGATGTAGATACAGTTGAAGGTATAGTAGTTGAAGAAGATGATAGCTGGACAGCAGAACTTGTATATAATGCTAAAGATAGTTCTAAAGTACTTAATACTCTTGCTAATATAATGCTGATTTTAAGAAAAGATAGAGAATTAAAGTTTAAAATTTTCAAGGATATTTTCTCTTCGAGAATACTTGTAAGAAAAGATGTACCTTGGGATAGAAAATTTGAAGCTGATGATAGGTTGTGGACCGATACAGATGATGCTGGTCTCAGATGGTATTTAGAGAGTACTTATGGTATCACGTCTACAAATAAAATTATAGATGGAGTTAATCTGATAGCAGAAGAAAATGCAGAAAATAAGGTTGCTACTAGAATTCAATCAACTTTATGGGATGAAGAAAAAAGACTAGAAACTTTATTTATAGATTATCTAGGCTGTGAAGATAATGTATACACTAGAGAAGTTTCAGAAAAATCATTAGTAGCTGCCGCTAAAAGAGCTATTTATGGTGGGATTAAATGGGATAATATGCCTATTCTAATCGGGCCACAAGGTGTAGGTAAGAGTACATTTTTAAAAATATTAGGAATGGAGTGGTATAACGATAGTTTGGTTAATGTGGAAGGTAAAGATGCTTGTGAGTTAATCCAGGGAAGTTGGATTCTGGAAATGGGAGAACTTAGTTCTTTAAGAAAATCTGAAATGAACTTAGTTAAAAACTTTTTAAGTAGAACAGATGACGTCTTTAGAGCATCGTATGGGCGTAGAGCCCAAAAATATCCAAGAAGATGTGCCTTCTTTGGGACTGCGAATGATACTAACTTTTTAAGAGATGAAACAGGGAATAGAAGATTTTGGCCAATAGATTGTTTTATATTAAAACCTAAAAAATCTATCTTTGATGACTTGAAAGATGAGTTAGATCAGATATGGGCTGAAGCTTGTGAACTTGCAAAGGATAAATCTTATAATTTAGTTCTATCAAAAGAAGCTTTAGAATTAGCTATAAAAGAGCAAGAAGCACATTCTGAAGATAACGTATTTAAAGGAATTATATTAGATTATTTAGATAAGAAAATACCAAAAAATTGGAGCTCTATGGATGCTTTTGCAAAAAGGACTTTTTTAGATGAATATGATTCTACAATTCTACAATATGATGAGAGTGATTTAATATTAAGGGATAAGGTTTGTGCAGCTGAAATTTGGGAAGAAGCACTGAAAAACAGCGTTAGATTTATGAAAAAGAGTGACAGCATTGAGATTAATAAAATATTATCAACCCTATTTCAATGGGAAAAAATGAAAACATCATCTAAGTTTGGAAAATACGGAGTTCAAAGAGGATACAAGAGAAGAAATTTCTATTAAAAAAATGTCGACATTATAGGGTCAACATTATTAAAAGGTCAACATTCTTAAAAAGACAAAATCAACATTCTTTTTTTTGTTGACGAGAATGTTACCTAGAATGTTGACCGAAAAAGCATTGATATTACTGTAATAATTACATATATTCAACATATCAACAT